CTTCCATTTCTTAAAGATAAATTAGATGCAGTACCAGAAAATGCTACAGAAGGCCTTAGAACAGTTATACCATTTGTCCCATTTTTTAGGGAAACAGAAAGTACGTCATTACTATTACTTAATGTCACATTTGGCATATCTTTATCCTTAATAGTTGTACACTTATTTATAAGAATATGATGCTCAAAAAGTTACAAACCATCGGTAAGTAATATTATTATTTCGGATTATTTAGACTATCTTGTTACTTGTGGAGTTACTGTAACAATACCCTCAACAAGTCTTGATGTATTATTTGCAGAATTTGTTAGTTCTACATCATACACATATCTGCCATCTGCAATGTCAGCAGTTTGTATTCTGGTGAGGGTTAATATTAACTGACCAGACGATCTGGGTGATCCAAAAGTAACTGCAAAATCCACTGCCGAATTAGAACTATAGTGCTTACGCATTTGTGCGGCGGCAGTATATCCTTCTAGATTCTGAGCGGATCCATCATCACCAGTTACAGTCAATGTTGTTGAATAATCAGTGCCTTGTTCGACAATTATATTTGCTTTTGCTGCCATTACTTGCTCTCTAGTTCTTTAACTTTGGCAGAAAGTTCTTTTACTGCCTCAATAAGTAGTGCATGTAGGGAATCATAATTGACTGTTAGATTTTTCTCATCAGTATTTAGATCGTTCACTTCTTTCACTGCCTGCGGTAGAACCTCTAAAACATCCTGAGCAATAACACCTGCACTTCTTTTTCCACTCTTTATCCATGTAAATTCTACACCGTTTAGTTTTTCGACCTTTTCAAGTGCATTATCTACATTATTGATATCTGTCTTCAATTTGCGATCGGAATTTGTAGTAGTAGAATGTGACACTAAGTCACCATCAACATGAAGATCACCATCATTTTCAAGACGCATATCAAGAACGCCATCTAGATACCAATCATGTGTAGTTGAGGTGATATCATAAAAGTCATTTGTATCTGCACCGATCTTTGTAACCTCGCCACGCAAGTCTGATTCAATTGAAATAGTTGCAGTAGCGCCCTCACCAGAGCCACTTACATCAATACCATTACCGGCAGACACAGCAGCAATATAGTTACCAGTCGTGTCTGTGCCAAGTGCAATACCGTTAGTGGTGTTAAAACCAGAGATTGCAATGTTACCTTTTGTAAGTTTCTTTTGTGCATTTGAACTATCAACAACTACAAAGAAGTCTCCGTCACCATTTGAAGTAGACGTGGTCAATTCCGAAAGATCAACATCAATAGTTGGTGTTGCACTTTCACCGCTGTTGCCTGATACGTCAATCAAATTACCTGGAGTAAGTGAAGCAACATAGTTGCCAGTCGTGTCTGTGCCAAGAGCAACAGAGTTTGGTTGAATTGTTGCCGTACCTGTTACATTGCCACTACCATCAAATGCCGCTGATGTCCAAACAACGTCACCCGTCATTCCAATTGTACGAGCAGTAGCTAGAGTTGTTGCTGAACCTGAAAGATCGCCAAGAAATGTTCCGGCAACAAAGGTTTCAGAACCAACTGTCCATCTGTCGTTACCTTCATCCCAAATGAGTGTTTTATCAGCACTGCTACCACGCTCAATTGAAATACCACCATCTTCTGTTGGAGAACCAGAATGATTACTGTTAAGAACAATGATGTTATCAGCAATATTTACTGTTTCAGTATTAACGGTTGTAGTTGTACCAGAAACAATCAAGTTGCCAGAGACAACAACATTTTCACCTACGTTTAACTGGCCCGCAACTGTTACATCATCTGGTAGACCAACTGTCACTGTGCCGTTAGATCGTGAAACATTTACTTCATTTGATGTTCCATTGACAGTTAGAACTGCACCAGTAGAGGCATCTTTGAGGGAGACTGCACCAGATGATACATCAAAGTCTCCACTGTCAAACGATGCAACACCTTTTACAGAAGTTGTTGCTGGGTCGATTACATCATCAAATGTAGAACCATCTGCCGTTGAAATGCGAATATTATTATTCGCTGAAGTATAAGTTATTCCAGTTACAACATCAACCGTTGTCTCACTAATACCAGTAACTTGTCCTCTATCATTTACATTGATGATAGGAATCTGTGAAGCAGAACCAAAGTTACCACCACTTGACATAGTGTTAGCAATCATTGTAGTTGTGATTGTCTTAGCGGTGATAGTGTTGTTTGCGTGTAGTTTACTGTTAGCACCAACGATTGTTGTTGAGCCATCTTTGATACCACCACCGATGAAAGCAGTGCCGGTGATATGAGCGTTACCAGAAATAGTCGCTCTATCTCCACCCAGAGTTGCGGCTTCGTCAACTGTCAATATGTCAATTGATGCGGTGCCGTCAATATAGAGGTCTTGCCACTGTAGTAGATTTGTACCTAAATCATAAGTATCATCAGCATCTGGAATCAAATTAGAAGCAATCTGTGCAGTAATTGTTACATTGTCTGAAGCATCATTACCGATGATTGTTGTGCCGAAAAACTCCGCAAGAGTTGTAGCATGTACATTGGTGAATCTACCGACTGGTGAGGAGAATGTCTGGCCAGAAGCAACAGACGTTGTTCCGTTTACAGTTAGATCACCATTAATAGTTGCATTATTGTCAACATTTATAGTGTTAGCATATACTGTATTTGCATAGACTTCATGCCAACGATTGTTCGTTGCACCCATGCTTCTCCGTGTGCCAGTTTGTGGATCAAAGTCTGAATCAATCTGTGCAGTAATTGTTAGTGTATCGGATGTAGCATTTCCAATATTGACATCGCCATTTAATGAGAAGCCGCCATTGAATGTTGCTGTACCGTTAGCAGTAAATGCGCCACTTACTCCAAGAGTATTAAATACACCAGTGCCACCATTAGTGTTTTGCGCCCAGAGTGTACTCCACTTACGAGTTGTTGAACCTAGATTTCGTGTGCCATTCGGCTGCGGGATCAAGGAACTATTTACACCCTGTGATGCGCCAGTTGCAACTTCTAAAATATCTACTTGTGCAGTACCATCAATATATAGATTTCTAAACTCACGATTTGGTGCGCCCAAGTCTCTTGCGTCATCACCTATCGGAAGAATATGGCCGTCAGTTGTAATACCAGTTGCAGTAACATTTGAGGTTGCAAAGATTGTACCATCCGCTCTGATTGATGCAACTTCTGTATTAGAAGAGTTTACAATTGATATAGATGCATTAGCACTTGTGCCGGCTAGTTGAACGATTAAGTCCGAATCTGTAGAGGCAGATGAATTAGATGCTAGATAAATTTCTACTTTATCTGCGCCATTATTAGCCGCAAAAATTAAATGAGGAGTATCGCCGTTGTCACTAAATGTAGTGTTAGCGGCAGAAAGAATAATTGGAGCGGCGTCGGATGATAAATCTGTAATATCTCTAAGAGTTAGTGATTTCCAATCAGGGTTATCAGTACTGCCAGCAAGTCGCATAAATTGACCAGGTGTTCCGCCACTAATAATAATGCGAGAGACATCACCCATATTAATGCGGTCAGTACCAGCAGTTTGAAATGTTACATTTCCTGAAAATGTAGCATTTGCTGAGACTGTAACTTGTGAGCCATTGAATGTTGTATTAGAAGATACTGTAAGCGCACCGCCTGTTCCGCTTGTTGTATTACCGCCCTTGATTGTAGAAGTTCTAAGATTGGTAGCACTAAATGTGCCTGAGACATGACCGTTACCTTTAGCCGCACCGCCTCTGTTAGCAGAACCCGCTCTAGAAACAGTTACCACATTGTTGCTCAAAATGGTTGCGGCTAGATTCGTATTCAATCTCCAAGTATTGAAACTATCATTTAGATTTGTGTTTGATACTGCAACAGTCATTTGTTACCTTCTTTATCTATCATTTGTAAAAGAAGAGATTTTATTTCAGAAACGTCTTTCTTCAATGTGTCAATCTCTTCATTTCTTTTTCGTTCTTGTTCTCTTCTCATCTTATATTTAGATAGAGCGTCAGCGTCAACATTCAGAATGGCAGAGTTTTCTTTGTCTCTGACCAAATCATCATTGTCTTTGACCTTCACATATTCATTCATATTTACCTCTGAAGTGCAATCGCTCTCATATCTTTCACTAGAGGAATGATATTAGTGCCGGTACTTGTCATTACAATCTTAATAGCGAATGTTTTATAGGTGGCGTAGATTGCGCCATCCGAATCTCTATAAGATACGACATTGTTGTTAGCACTATTTAGTTTCGCTTGATTATCGCTGTTTGAACCAAGGAAGTTATCACCGTTTGTGTTTGCCGTAAAGCCATATTCAAACTCTCTGTAGTCTGTTGTATCGACACTATCAGATATTGTGTTTGAAGCCGTGATCTGTGTGAGAAGTGAGTAGTCTTTATCTTCAAATGACTGACCGTCTTCTGCATTGTGAATTTTGGCATAGACATTGATTTCTGTACCAGAAGGCTTGTATGATGACAAATAGACTTTGATATCTTCAGCATCTTGGCCATCAGCAAGTTCGATTGGCTTTGAAATATATCTCATTTCAGCATCACCAACTTCATTGTTTTCATTCGTGAATGAGTTGTTGATGAAGTTTTCGATTACATAGGCATTTGCTCTTGACAGATCAACGACTGGTGAAAGTTTAGTATCAGTAGTTGATAGTGTGCCTTTGATAACTAGAGATTTCTTAGAGCCTGCAACTGCGGCTAGTCCTGCTTCATTTGTCTTACCAAATACCTTCTTCTCTGCATCACGAAATTCATTCTCAACACCCAAGTCAATATCAACAAAGCCTGTTGAGATAGTACCGCCAGTACTTGTAAGTCTAGCAGACCATGCCGCAGAAGTATTTGCATATGTAAGTTGTGGAATCTTAGGAACAACAGCATTCATCACTACGTTGTTAGCGGCTGTTACTCTTGCAACCGCACCACTCACTGTGCCACGAATATAACCATTTGCGAATGTGCCAGAAGAATCTTTAACATTCATCTTCAGATTTGTTGTATCCAAGAAGTTTACAAAGCCTGAAGTAGTATTTGCAGTAAATGATACAACATTACCCACAAAAGTACTTGCACCGACATAAAGGTTTTCAGCATCGCCTGTTGTTGGGAATGTGCCCTTGTTGTCAATCTTAATAGCAACTTGACCACCGCCGTATGTACCTATAGAGCGAATTGTTCCGTTAGCGACATTTGTTTTATTTCTGATGACGGTTCCAACACTAAGCGTTTGAGTATTAGCAACTACGAGAATTGATTCGCCAGTTACTTTTTCTTCAGCGTTGAATGTGCCTGTAAGATTGTCGATATTCAAGAAATCTACATCTTCATTTTCGACATATATTGTGCCAGTACTTCTTGTAAACTCTGCACGATACAGATTGAACTTTAAATCTTCAGCTTGAATAGCAGTCCATGACTTATCGTTAGCAGATGAGAATAGTACGCCAGATGCAGGCTGTTTACTAATAATGCGTGAGGTATCAACATCAGTACCTCCTAGTTCGCCAACCCAGACTGCATATTCATCATTATCACCTGCAGGCTTCAATGTTATTGAGTAGTCTTTACCCGCTTTCAAGAATACAGGAGCATCGAATACGAATTGTGTCTCGTCACTGCCACCGCCAGTACCACTAGAGTTAGCAGAAATAGCAGACGCTTGAAGTGTCTTAGAGCCATATGGCAAAATAATAGGTGTTGGGAAGCCATTCTCAACTTCACGAATTTGAAGTGAGATCGGGAATGTGCTTGACTTTCTACCGAAGAAGACACCAACTTTAGTGACCATGATACCTTCAGAATTATCACCCGTATCAACAGTAAATGTCTGTGACATTGGATCGCCGCCGACGGCGCCTCGACCTCTATCATCATCTCTAGGCGGATCAATAACAACTGTGCTTGTTAGTGTTCTAGTGTCAGTAACTTCATCAGTTTGAATCTGTGGTGTTGTCAAGTTGACAGAAGCACCCCTTTGTGTAATATCAAGTGGGATACTTGTATAATCACCAAATGCTGAAGTTGTGATAAGACTAGATTGTGTAATTGTATTAGCGACATCTTTTAGTTCAAAACGCTTTGTACCAATTCTAAACTTGAGTGCATCTGTGTTTGGCAGTCTGAAGTTGCCGTATACGGTGCCTGTGCTGTCTGTTGTTAGAATTGAACCTTCTGCCGCCGTGTTAGCAAATGATGAGTTTGCTGGTGTACAGAATGATGAAACCAACTCATCATCAAAGTAAGCAAATACTCTTGTGTTAGGCTTCATGCCAACACCGGTAAACTTAATAAGTCTAGACCTCATAAAGTCACGAACAGCAACATTCTCTACAAAACCACCGATATCAAATGACTGAGTTGATGGGCTGATAGATGTTTGAATGCCGTTGATGATCTGTTGTGTTTGAGTTGTTACCGCATTGCCACTCTGTGTACTTGAACTTGAGACAGTTGTCCAATTGCCCCAATCAATACCAGTGATGCCAGTTTGATTTGCAATAAGTTCAATTGCTTCATACATTCCATCAAAGTCCAACTGAATGTCTGGCAATGTTGTAATGTCTGGAGTATTGTCCATCGGCGGATCAAGAATAACTTCACCTTTCCAGTTGAAAGTAATTTCTTGAACTGGATTGCGTAGTTTACTTGCGAATGGCTGGCTGATCTCATTTGTATGTGTGTACGAAAGCGTCAGTATATTGCCAGTCTTAGTGACATTCGTAGAACTTAGAGACTTATCTTTAGCAAGAGGGACATCCATTCTAGAGAATGCAGGCCGGAGGATATTGTTGTTTCTATCAATACTTGCACGGTATCCGACTTTTGTAGTATCAGAGAGGTTATGTCCATCAAAGTTCTCCACTAAAAATCCATTTTTGAATCTCTCTAGTCCTGTATCGCCAAAGAGTTGCTTGTTTCTTGCGCTTGTTTCAAGAGCGTTTAGTGAAGTGTAGTATTCTAGATTTTTCACACGATCTTCAATCGCTCTTAGATCACGCATGGTATATCTACGATTGTTTTCAAGTGTCATCTTTACCTGATAGTCTGTTCTACCTGTTTCTCTTGCAACTTGCGCTGAAAGTGATGGGTACACTGGAATATCTAGCACACTGATGGTCATTGTGCCTGCTTTTTCGTCAGGCGTTTTTGGTGTTAGTGATGGAACACCTTTGATAACTTCAACACGGCCACTGTCTGTTACTACCACTCTGTCTTTTCTTGGTAGATAGAACTGAACGTCTGCTTGGAAGTTTTCATCTGGTGTTGGGAAGTATGCACCATCAGCATCAATGTCAAATGAAGTTGCGGCAGTTGGATTCGTTGGAGCCAATGCTACTGTACCAGTTGTTGATACTGCAACCGTATTCGCTTTGAGAGGTCTAAAGTCAACTGCATCACGCAAGTCATATGATTTACCAGTTGTCGGCGAGACAAACTTTGGAATATCTTGGGTCGTGATTGCTGATGTATTTGCTGTGTTATTATCATCTACAGGATATGAATCAACTGACAAGAAACCAATGCCCTGTGAACGATCTCTACCGTAGTGATGAAACTTTACCATCAAGCCAGCATTGGTTGTGTTTAGTGTGCTTGTTGACTTCTTCTTCAAAAACGCTGTATCGTACATAGCATCTTTCATGCCAGTATCAAGTTCAAAGTGTGAAGTAACATCATTATCTGTAGTTGTCACTCCGGTGTTAGAACCTTTGTATACTGCAACCAACTTAAATGCGTCTGAAACACCCAGAGGCCATGGGCCAGAAGCCGAGGCAGGGTTTGATCCAGTATTAATGTGTACAAATCTGTTCTTATTTACAGTCTTAGTCGTTTGAACCGCTGAAGTTCTCAATACATTAAAGTAGACAGAGGCTGAGAATGAAGATAGATTCGCTTGCTGTAGATTGATTGTGTGTGCCGTAGAAGTAGACGAAATCGTTCCGTTACCTGATAGATCAAAGATATATCCTGTTGGAAAAATTGTCTTGTGTGCGCCTGTTTCTGAACCACCGTATGTATTAGCAACTTTCAATGAAGTGTCGCCTACAATCTGTGTAATTCTCTGAATAGGATTAGAACCGATTTTGATGAAGTCGCCGACTTGATATGCTGTCGTAAATACTGTACCTGATCCAGTTACAGTATTGCCACTTGTACCCGAAATTGATCCAGTATGTGCCGCAGTTTCAGCCGCAGACTTTGCAACAACAAGTACGTTACGCTCTTCTGTATTTGTTAAAGTGCCGGTTTCATTTAGAGTTTCAGTGCCGCCAGCATGTGCCGAGTTAGCAGTAACCGTAGCAGTGCCACCAGTGAATGTAACAGTCTTTTCTGTTCTAAACACAAACTGTGTGTCAACTGTGCCAGTTGAATCTGTAAGTTGTTTTGTTCCTCTTTGTGTGAATGGGAATACAAGCGTATTCAACCCAGGCTCTTGAAGTTTTGCTTGGCCGTTTGTAAGAACAATATCGGCCATCGACTTAGGACCCGATGAATTATTCTCATAGATACCACGAACATCAGAGAATGATTTACCGGCATTCATTGAAATGTCAAAAAGATAAATTCTAAATTGACCGTTAAATGTTCCTGGCGTACCGCTGTGATGTTGAAAACCACGAACTCTTGCAGTACCAATCTCTGCGCCTTGTGCGCCTTGTGCGCCTAAGTTTTTACCAGAGATGCCTTTTTGTGCGCCATCACGCAAAGATACTTGTCGTAGACCTTGGAAGTCCCATGTACCAACAACTTCTTTAGCAATGATGTAATTACCAAAGCCTTGTGAAATTACTCTACCATCTTTAGTTTCAAAATCAGTTGCTTTATCTACGTCTTTGTATATAGGGTTGATTAATTCAACCTTATTACCATTAACATAGCCTGCACCCTTTTCAATCTCGGCAACCAGTTTAAGATAATTACCATCCGAATAGCGACCAAGATTTGTACCAGACTTTAGATGCTCACGAATACGAACATTAAATGGACTTACTGCATAGTTACCATTTGTATCATATGTTCTCTCTGCAATATATTTACCGAGATCAGAGTATATTGTATCAGTATTCTTTTTTGTTACTGTACCATCTATGATTTCCGCAACTGTAACGAATGTAGTTGTGTTTGCTGAATTTATTGGACGAGCAACAAGGGTTGGTGTGATCTTTAAGCGATTAGCGCCCGGTGCGGCAAAGTTGGTTGCACCTGTCGCATTATCAAGCAATGAAGAATCCTGATTTGAATCAATGATTGTTTCGGCAGATTCAAAACCAATCTGTGCAGATGGTCTTGCATTAAATTTATTTACAATAATGCTCTGTGGAGAAATACGAATAAAGTTGCCTTTGTGATATAGAATACCATCACCAACTGTTGCTCTATAGCCTGTACCAGTTGAAGATGAAGCAATCGTATTAGCGGCAACAATAAATGCACCACCATTTCTATTGCGAACTACGAGAGTTTCATTATCGCTAAATGCCTTTGTTGTATTGTTTGCGCCAGAGTTTGTATATTGAACAAAGATAGAGAAGAAGTTAGGATCAGCGGCTTCAGATCCTTCTTTTGCATCAACCAACTGTGCGGTCATTCCAGAAGTTGCGCCAGTTACTGTCGCATTTGCTACTGAACCACCAGAAAAGAAATCTGAAAGAAGAACAACCCGATTATTGGCGTCTTTGTCACGGAGTTTTACAAAATTAATTGTTTCTGTTTTTATTGGTGAACCAGTAACAATAGTACCGTCAACTAGAATTTCATCAGCAAATCTTTCAATCTGATTTTGCAGAATAGATTGTAGTTGTGTTAGTTCTCTTGCCTGTACAGCAAACCCGGGACGAAATAAAACACGATGAAAATTTTTATTTTCAGCGAAATCGTCAAAATATGGACTTTGATTTAGATTAGTTTCAATGCTCATTTATTTTACCTTTAGAAATCCAGAATGATCTTAATATCTTCTGTTTGCTCTACATCTCTTGTAACTTTTTGTACATTCTCTGTATAGATAAATTCGCCTGAGAATGTATTCGCTTCGGGCCCCTTAATTGAAGAAATAGTTGCTATCTTAGTAGCACTACCTCTCTTTAGAATTTGATCTGCTTGTGTGAAGGGAACACGATTGCTAAAACTCTGTACATTATTTATATAAACATTATAGAAGGATGTATCAGTTTCGGTCTCATCTCTCTTAACAAATACCACGTTGCCATTAGCACCATAAACAGCCTTATCAGCGGCCTGATTTGTTCTGATAGTTGGGTTTAATTCTGTAATAAAACCTAGTGTACCAAGTTCAGAGAGAAGTCTCATTCTTTCGTTGGTGAGAGTTTCACCCGCAACAATGGGATTGACTGGATTATTTCCGTCCATCTGTGTGTACGATATGAGAGCCCGAGTTGTGAGTCTGAGTGTGCTAGGACTATTTGAAGTATTTGCTATTGATTCAGTAGACACATGATTATTATTCGCATCCACTTTTAGAATAGGATCTTTCAAAATACTAATTGATCTGAAGTCTGTATTTGCTGGAATATATCCACTACCATTGGCAGATACTCCTAGTGAACCTTCAAACTGAACATTGAGAAGAACTCTGTCTCCACCCAATTCACGAACAGGATCTTTACCATGACCGCCAATTGGAGAAATAATTGCATTTGCTGTTGCGCCTGCACCATGAATAGAGTTTGCTGAAATAATTATGTCTGCTTCAGAATATTGACTTCCTACTGAAATAATATCAACATTTGCAATTTGACCTAGAGTATTAACCTCAGAGTAAGCCAAGGCGCCTTGCCCGTCACCACGAATAGTTACTGTAGGTGAAACAATACAACGTGAATCCGTATTAGCGATTGTACTAAAGGCAGAATTTACAGTAAATGTTTTTGTTGACCCTGCATAGTCAATAACTCTACGAATCTGTCCAGAACCAGTTCCTGATGTAATGTAAATTGACGATCCATTATAGAAGTTATCAACTGATGATGGTGGGTTATCGCCAGCAGCCGAAAGTCTAATTGTAGTGGATGTTGCTGATGTTACAACACCATTTGATACTTGGTGATAACCTGTGCCTGAAGCAACTGTCTCAATAATTTCGATAGAACTATTGACTGCCGCATTTTGAACCGAAAGTTGTCTATCACCCTCTACAGAACCATCAGTTACAGAAATTGTTTTCACTGGCATGTGAGATACAGTTAGAAACTTGTCTGCTTCACCAAGAGAAATTGTATACATGAATTTCCATGTATAGCCGTCAGACAAAGTAAATGGTAGTGTAGAAAAGTCTGCTGGCTTTATAGTAGATGCTACACCCTTGTTATTTGAGAGACATTTATATACGTTATTCTCATCAGTGATAACATAAAATGGTCTAGTGTAAAGATTAGTATCACTATCACGATATTGTGCATAGACTGTGCCTGATGTCCAATTATAACGAGGAACAACATGACTTACATCACCCGTTGTAATTTTCTTAGCACCGATCGCTTCTCTCCAAAGTTCTCTTTGCTTATTCTTATCAGTTTCAACTGGAGTAGTAGCCGTAGGCTCGTTAATATATGGTAGTTGATTGCCTAGAACAGCATAAAGAATATTTGATTCTTTTGTATTACGTCCATCTTCATGTGACAAAGACTCGATAAAAGCCTTTGCATTCATTATACTCATTTCTTTGCTATTATATGAAGGCATTATGTGATATTCCCTGAGTAGTAGTAAGCATTAGCACTAGACACATCGGCAAGTGTCCAGTTTGCGACAAGATTTGCGCTAGTGGCACTAATAACTTTATTTAGTTGCAGTTGTCTATAACCTTCTGGAGCAGTTTCAATAGAAATAATATCTCCGTTTGCAAATTCTGAAGTCAGAGTTGTTGATGAACCCACAATGTTAAATGCGTTTGCATAGTAGACGTTAGCGCCAGAAACATTGCCATATACCCAAGCCGAACTCATATTTGCGGATATTGTATTTGCAGTTCTATTTAGTCGAACTTCAAAGAACTTATTATGTGATGATTCAACTAATAGGGAAGAACCATTTGCGAACTGTGTAGAGAGTGAAGTACCAGATCCAGTTAGATTGAATGTGTTATTGGTAATAGAAACAGTACCACTTGCTTTAGATTTTGTTATTGAAACTGTTCCATTTGCATTGAATCTCTTTCTCTGTACTTTCGATACAGAAATATTAACATCAACATTAGATGTTGATTTGAATTTTCCAAACAGTGCTTGACCTGCAGGATGAACCAATTTTAAAGCAATATCTCTATATCTTTGCAATGAAACAGCGGCATCAACCTCATAAGAAAATTCTTGATAGAAACGACTGTCTTGTATAAAGCCTCTCTTTGTAGATATATGACTTCTTGAAGTTGCATAATAGCCTTCAGAATTTGCTACATCAGCAAGTGACAATCTTAACTGTGCGGCGGTTGCAGTTGGATGATCAGTGGTAGAAAGCGTTACCAATTCATTTTGTGTATGATTAAATCCTGAATCTACAACCCTCAATGCAGTAATTGTACCATTTGCACCGACTGAAGCATTGACAGTAGCATTATCGCCAAGAACACCTTCATCTTGAAGATTTACAATCTTAGCTACGCCTGGGCTGCCAGATGTTTGTGTGTCTTGAGATGCATCTGTAAAAAATATGATATCTAAATGTTGATTATTAGCAAAGAATGCATTGCCCGGTGTTCTTTGCAATTGATCTTGCCACACTCGTATCTGCGTTTCGTATGTTCCATTTGAATACTGTCTTGTAAATATACGTTGCATTACATCGCCTGAAGCACCCGTATTTGCCTGCGACACTCTATCATTTGTATCAATAACAAGAATCTGAGAGTTGCTTGTGCCAAAATTTGGATGACTATATTGAAGCGTTATATACTGATCACCAATACCAAGTGCGGCTACGGAAGTATCTTTGACAGTAACTACAGGCGCAACAGAGAAACCAGAACCACCAACACGATTTGACAATTGTGAAATTGTACCGATTGTAGCAGACTGGAATAAAAATGCATCTGATAGTTTTGTATAAATATTTTCAATCTGTGAGTTTGAAGTTGTACTTACAACATTACCAACAGTGGTATTAGCGCCAACAATTCTCAATCCCTCATTTTCAGTAAACGATCTCATAGGACCAGCATCAAACTGTGATGTAAGATTTGCTGTAGTATTTGCAGTCACTTGTACTGTAACCAAATGCCTATCGTCAGCACCGCCAGCACCACGACTATATCCGTTAGCAACTGTTGAGACAACCTTCTTTACTACACCAAAAGCACCAGATGTTCTACCTACCAGCTCTTGACCAGCAAGAACAACCTGACTTGCGGTATTGCCAAATTGTAGAACATGATAACCTATTGTATTTGCGTTGAAGGATGAAACTGTACCAACGGTTGTACCCGTAGCAGTAGATTTATTTACTTTTTCACTTCCACTAAAATTTTTATACCCATCTACACGCAATATGACATTTGTGCTATTGTATGCTCTTCCAATCGCCGATACAGTGGCGTTTGCGCCAGATGTCACTCCATACAAACTATCACCAACAACAACTGAAGGATCAGAAGTGTTCGCTATAACAATGACTGCATTTGAATTTGATCTAAAGTTTATTCCGTCAGTTAAAGCCTGGCCAGTTTCTTGAAATCCATAATCAGGCTGGGCTAAAATAGTATTTGCAAATGTGTCTGCTTTTCTTGATCCACCATCTGTGTGAGTGATTGTCGGACCTAAAGTACCGAATATTGTATTACTACCAATAAGATTTACATTAAGAGATAAAGCAAATGTGTCATTCAAGTCATCTCTTGCAATAGCAAAACTTGCGGGTGATGATCCGTCACCACCACTTAGAGTAATCTGAGTGGTGTCATTAATGCTTGAAGAGTATCCTGAACCGCCATCTAGTAATGAAAATGTAATGGCACCGTTCAAATCGACTGTTTGAGTTACAACAATCTTACCAAACTTACCCTTATCACTTGAGATAATTTCAAGAACATCGCCTGGATTATATCTACCGCCAGCAGACACAATTGTAAAGTTTGCAATGCCCGCCTCAATAATAGGAGTGTGCGGTGTACCGTCTATAGCAGTTTTAAGTTTGATTGGCTCTAAGTGATTGAAAGATCCCTTTATATTTGAAACATAAATTTGATCAATAACTCTACCACGAATGGATCTCTTTACAACATTTTCAACAAGTGCTTCAGCACCAGAGTCATTACCTACAACTGTTTTGCCTATAAAACGTAAATTGTTTACATCATGGCCTGTTGTTACATATCTGTCAATACGCCAATCGCCATCAGATATTTTTAGAATTTGATCTGCAGGATAGTTGACCTCAACATCTTCATTATATAAAATTCTGAAAAGCAACTTATATGATGCGAGTGTGCCCTTTGATTGATAAAAATCCTTAATGTGTTTCGCCAATAATCTTTTATCAGCAACAGCATTTTCCGGCACTTCTGCCATAACCGTTCTGCGAAAATATTCAATGTACTCATCAATCGTATCATCAATATCTTTATATTCAACAAGTTTCTTCAACTCATGCTGTGTCTGATCCGTTGTTTCCATCCACTCATAATAGGCCTTAACAAAAGCCATAAAGTTCTCACCTTCTTCATTATAGAAAGAAGGAAACTGACTTTGAACGAGAGAGGATAGTTTTTCGCTAATTGCCATTTTAATTTATCTCGGATACCGCAGTGATTGTTGCATCAGAACCACGCATAATTAGAATCTGTTCACGCACAGGTGTTATATCTAGACTTACTGGCTGAACAGAAACTTTAATTTCAATACCATCATATGCTGAAGGATTAAATCCTTCAATTTCAACAAGACCTGTATCATAGTTTATTGAACCGATTGCATTGACAATATTGACTTTCTGCTTATCAGCGTTGAAACGGAAAATATTAATATTGCCCAAACCATCATCATCTAAGAATGCATCAAATCCATTGAAAGTAAACTTTGTAGAAGATAGTGTGTTTGTTCTGATAGCATTATTAAATCTTAGGGTGACCTTTTCAGCGACTTGAGTATTAGGCACAAATCTCTTTTGAATATTAATAGTTACATTGTTATTCAAAATACCTTCATCTGTATTATCAAGAGCCCGAACAAATCTAGAATATCTTAGTTTATTTCCAAATCTTTCTAAGTTCTTCTCATCAAAAGAATCAATAGCCGCTCTAATAGATGCCGCTGTCGATGATGCAGTGAGTGTAGTTTTCAAAGCGTCATAGAACGTAGTGACAGTTGGAATAATAAAGATATATTCTGGATCAATAATTACAGGATCAATTCCAAGAGGCGTTCTATCCAAGATAGTCTCTCTAATCTCTTGCTTTCTCAATGCGGTTGAAAATTGCTCTTGAAATGGCTTAATTGCAATAAACACTTTACCAAAAACAGCAGGGTCTGCAAGTTCTCCGCCAAATGCAGTTACAGACTGAAGATCAGTATTCTCATTTAGAAGTATTCTTTGATAGTCGTTATTTACAACCGCACGATTCTGAACTTCAAAATTTCGTGGTGCATTAAACTTGATTGAATCCACAGTTTCAATAGGATGACCACCCCTAGCAACGGAGTTTGTTGAAATTGATGCTGAGGTATAATTGGGCGTAATGTTGAGTGTATCAACGGTAAACGTATTAGCACCATTCGTTTCATCAGCATTACATACACGATAATCCACAATTATAATCTGATCATTCTTCAAAGGTTTGCCTAGCGCACCAGATGAAAAGTATAATTCATATTGCTGATCCGCACACTCTTGCAAATAATAAACTGTTGATGATGAGTTTACCTCACGAATATTAGTCGCTTCTGTGAATACTGTATTTGCTAAATTTGTTGAAGATTCTTGAACTCTAACAGAAATACTGCTTGTGTCGATATTCTTGTTAGGCAAAACATATTTTACAGGATTAGAAGTATTAACTACAAATCTATGAGTTAGGGGTTCACCCTCTTCAATAGTAATCGCTTTGCTAAATGTGTTTGCGGAATTTTCTACGGTGATAGCCTTAGGTGTAACAAATGTATATGCAATATCGTCAATCGTTGTAGTAAATTTACTATTCTTTGGAAGAATAAATTCGTTAGTCGTATTTGCAATACCAGTAAATGTAATAGTGACATTCGCTGAAGCACCTCTCGCAGAACGAGTTATATAGCCAAGTTCTTTTGCTCTTGATACGACACTATCTCTTTGCTGTGCAGTGTCCAAGAACATTTCATTGGCAATCATGTTTGTATAGAATGCATTATAATGAGTATTATAAGCAAGAAGGTCCAAAAGCACAGCCATGTTACTACCTTCAAAGTCGTAGTCCTGAAACTGTGTTTGTGATCCTAGATATGTTTTTAGATTACTACGAATGTCTTCAAAATCGACATTCGTTACTTCTAGATATGTATTAGCGGCCATTACCTAACTCTCTCTAATATTACATTTAGAACAACAGGGTTTACATCATTACGAACACTGAAAGCAACCGTAATAGACAATGCATTCAAATCGGAACGATCTTCAACAAGAACTTCAAGAACATCAGCCCTAGGCTCATAGTTGTCGATCACTTCACGAATTGCATTTTCCATTGTTTGCTTGAGAGCGGGTGACCACAATTCAAACAGATAGTAACGAATAGAACAACCAATGTCAGACTTAAAAGGACGCTCAAAATAGTCAGTAAGAATAAGATTCTTTACAGACTGCTTTACCGATTCTCTATTTGTTTTTCGTGCCAGTTGCTTAGTGATAGGATTTGGAACAAATAAACTATCCAAATCACTAAAGACAACTTTCTCTTTTGCGCCTGCCATTTAATTCTCTTTTACTATTTATGAGGCATTCTTTGAATCTTGAATTTCTTTGCGTCTGTCTTTACAGAGTTTTGAAATTTCAGCAAGGGCTTTTCTCGCTCTTGTACCTGCAGTTTTGTTTCCACTCTCAAACTTCTCGCTTTCAACGATGTAAGTTTCAAATAAATTTATTAGATTGTCGTGCATTTTTTTCACTTTTCTCTTGACAAATTAAAAAAACCTGATAGAATAAATTCTGTACTCTATCAAAACTATTAGTATCTACTATTTAGTCTCCAATAAAGACCGTCTTAGATCCATTCTCAATAACATTACTACCGTCTGCACCTGATATTCCTGGTGGATCATCGCCAGTATCAGCAGTATCGCCTATTCTGGCAGCACCCTGAGTACCACTGTTTAGATTGATAGTTTTGCCATCTATTGTAATGTTACCATCCGCAACAATATTCAAATCACCTGTCACATGCAGTTTGTCATTACCAGTCACAGTTCTAAAGCCATTTTGATGATGGGTAACTACATCTCCATTTGGATGCATCTCAACAAAAGTTCCAGATTTGTGATAGATATGAATACGCTCTGCATTGGGTGTATCATCAAATTCAACCACATGACCACTCTCGGTTTCAGTCACATGATTTTTAGGATACTGGGCAGCATAAGGTGAAGAAGGTTCAGAGTTGGTACCATCAATCGTCTTTGTAATAGTATTGGTACCTCTTGCTAACCTATTTACATCACTCTCATCTTTATAGAGAGGATACACGCCATTAGGATCATTGAATCCCTTTGTCGTATCAGCAAGTGATTCTGGTATACCCGCTAGACTTCCCATGATAATAGGTTCTTGAGCCCGTTCGCCATCTGCAAAGAATCCAATAACCCAAGATCCCTCAACTAATCCTGTTGGCGAGGTGCCCTTTCCGCTAACAGCCGCAGATGTGACATCTTGAACGACTTGAGCCCATGGGAGGTGTCGAGTAGGTATCTGGTCTTTATCATCGGTGTGCCAACCATAACACCGTACACGGACTCTTCCGAGTTGTACAGGGTCGTTACGGTCCTCCACGACACCGAAAAACCATGTAAAATCATTTCTGCCTAGGAAGTTGTTCATCTTCCACCTTTTCTACATACTTTAAAAAACTCAAAAGACCGTTTTTCAATGTATCTTTTTGCTTTTCTTTTTCGTCTACCCAATCAGTCAGATGATTTGTTGAATCTGTGGCCTGACTTTGTGACTTTTCTTGTGACTCTATTTTTAGGGAGTGTTGTGACTGTATCATGTACTTCCTCTTTAACAGCAGGCGCAAGTGGGATCTGGACATCAGGCTCTACAATCTCTTGTAGTACTTGAGGTGCAGGTGCTTCTTCAACTACTGGTGTTGGTGTTGGCTCTACAATTTCTTGGAGAACCTCTGATTTTTTATTTCTAGGGGATCCTGGTAGTGGCATTGTTTACTCCTTTGGTTCATCAATAGCCTGTAATGCGGTTTCAGGAACATTGTCCTTGATCCACTGATAGATTTGCTGTTGGACAGACGCTTCTCTTCTGAAACGCTTGCCCTCTTTCTTCAAATTAATATATGTGAAATCTTTCACAACAATATTGCCCGCTGAGGTCTTAATTGGCTTTCCGTCTTTGTCTGTCCATGGAATAGTATTTTCTCTATTGTTCAGAATCACGTTGACAGCACCATTGACACCTCTAGGCATCTTACCTTTAATAATCTCTGACATTGTTCCAGATGCGCCCTCATGCGTCTTCAACAGAATATCTCCTGGTACAACCCTGCTACGACCAGCATTATTCTTTACTGCCGTATGATAGTTTGTAAGTACCCATGTAATATGTATGTTCTCTGCTTTATAGCCTGCGGATCTGAGTTGCGGCAGAACACTTGTGATATCACTAATATCTTTTAGTGTAATATCGAAGATGATATTTGGCAGTGTACCCTTTGATGCGGCGCCTGAGCGTACTAAGTCGTCCAACATTACTTTTAGTGTGTTCTCTTTAATACCAGCCTTCTTTACAAACATATGCAACTTGAAAACATCTTTAGGCTTACGCAAATCTAGACCACGAATCTCTGGATACTTTTTCTTCAATTCGTCAATCTTCTGAAATGCTTTCTTCCATTCATCTACATCACGAATCTTAAACTTGTCGCCTTCCATAAAGTTGCTGATAGCAAAGCCTTTGCCTGATCCAGCGCCACCAGCCAAGAAAACAATCTGACCATATCTCTTGCCCTGATTGTACATGATGAGTTTTTCATCTAGTTGCTGAAACAACTTCTGTGTAAAATATTCTTTTAGTCCTAGTATCATTTCTTAAACCCTGTGTCTTTACAGCATTCAAACACTGTTACAAATGTTTCTTTATCGAATTTATGTCTCAACGAGGTAATCAAATGTTTACCTGTCATATATTTATCTTCCCTCTGGCCATCTTCTGTAGTAGTGGCCACAGGTATACTCAAGAACACAACATCACCAACATTTAATTCAGAGTTGCCGTGTACTGCAACCTCAAGAGTTTTGTTGTAGAGGTGATGATGATAGCCCCTCTTAAATGCCTTCATTCTTTCAGATGACTTAGGTCTTACAGCCTCTTCATTAAACACAGGCATTTGATCATGCTGAAATCTTGTTGTAGTCAAATCAATCACCGCATCTTTACTTGAGTTTCCTGGTATATGAAACTCTTGCAGTTTACTAAATTTATTATGCACACTAGCATAAGTGTATGTCCTCTCAATAGACTTCTTTCGTAGAGGATCAATCAAAATACTTCTAGAGCCATACAGTCCACTAACCATATTATCAAGCATGTCTGCATCCCTTAGAATCTCAAACGAAATAATCTTGAATGCATCTGTAAACGGTGCGTCTGCTTTTTTGCCACCTTCTTGATAATTAGATGGCTCATACTGATACGTTGCTTTGATATCTTGTTCAACTAGATTTGCAATATTTCTAAAGTTGAAACCATGCGTATCTTCATAGAACACAAAATAAGAACCAAGTTTATCACTTGTCGCTTCGGTTCTGAAAAACTCAATAGCACTACTAACTGTCATTCTCGGTATAATAAACTTGTGCAAACCTTTTGTGGTATCAACCGTTATTTTTTTCTTTATTGCAAAATTCACTTGGCTTATATCTGTATAAGTCTTTTTGATTATCTCACTCTGATAAAATTCTTTGATCAGACTAGTCATCATTTTTTCGATTGTATTGCCTTTATCACCACCATAACTCCGTGAAATCTTTTTATCGACTGTAGCGAAAGTTTCTAATGATACACACTCAATGATAAATGCTTCAATCTTTTCATCAATGCGTTTTCTGTTGTCGATGCTGTTCACAACAAACAGATGCTTCTTGATACTATTTCCTTCTGATGGTGTTCTATATTGCAAAAGAATTACTTCTGAACCAGCCAAGCCACCAACTTCATTATTAACAGGCTTTATAGCATCAATCAAACCTGTAGCATCAGACATAACAATTTCGCATGTAAGATTCTTATCATACAAGTTTTGAAATATGCTCATCTCAAGCATAAGTTCTGTGATATCAAACATCTGTCCTGATCTTGTAATCAGAGTTAATTGTTTTAGTTCAATATCACCAGCGTTTCTGTAACCCTCATTCGCCATATTATGTATCCTGTAATATTGTCTCTACTTCATCAATTGCTTGTGAGACATATCTAGGCTCTAGCAAACGAATTTGTTTTCGTTCTTCATTTCTTTCGACTTCCCAATCGTATGCACTTTCACTTCTTTTTACGTTGGCAGCAAGTGAGTTGTATGTAGTCAGATCAACAGCCAGTTCTACCTTTTCCAATCGTGTGCCATCATTGAGTACTCTAGCTTCTCTGATAATCTTATAGTAATTCTTGACTGTAGATTGGGCGGCTGACAGACTGCCGTACTTATCAATAATGAATCTTCTAAAGTCATTACCAAATAGCGGCCAATCAAAAAATGGATCAATGATATCATTATAATGTAATACGATCCATGCATAATTAGCATTGCCATAAAACTTCTCAGCGATTACGTCCGGTCTGTCACCCTCTTGTATACTATACTCATAAAAAATATCTGCACGATCTTGCAAAACATCCTTTACCTTAAATCTACGAAGGATATTTGTTACTTGTGTCTTACGACCTGAGTTTCGTAGATCGTGAAATGTATCTGGAAAATATGAAAAATATCCTGCCATTAGAGTTGTCCTTCTGTGTCTGTTTCATACTCAATCTCATCAAATCCATTTCTAGCAAGGATTCTTGTCTCTTGGAAGGACATAGTAATATCAATAGAAACGGGAGCACCAGTTGTTTCATAGAAGGTTGGCACTCCTTCACCATTATAGTTGACAGATAGTCCTGTCATAACAGATGTGCCGATATCATATAAATAAGGCTTTATTTTGTCTGCAAATTCGATTGTAAATTCGTCAGGATACTTAAATGCAAGTCCTGCTCTATCTGTACCAAATGCATATTCTGGAAGCATGTGCTTTTTCATTACATTGATAAGCACCTTTAGCCTATCACTTTCCATCTGATTTTTGGCAATAAATTTATATTGAAATTGGTGTGTTCTGAAATCTACACCTTGAAATACTACAGCCATGTGTGGATTGATAGCAAGTCCTTCATTTTGAACTACACCCGTAGCAACCCCTCCAAGACCTCCGGCTGCCAATGCACCACCGAGTAAGCCTGCGCCACCTATAGCACCCGTAACAGCGGCTCCGGCAGCACCAATAGCCGCCGCCTTTGTAACTGCGTCACTTGTATCATTCTTAAAGGCATTTTTTGCCGCCGCAAAAGAATTTGAAATTGCCTCTCCAGCATCTCCTAAAGCGCCTTTTAATTCTGCGCCACCAATAGAGCCTTGAGCCATAGCACCTAAAGCCCCTAGAGATTCGTTTGAATATCCTGCGGCATATTCTACACCAAGATTCGATGGAACTGGCAGTATGATACTGCGAATAATGCGAGTTGTACCTTCATTCTTTTGGCTTGGTCTACGTCTTTCGACAACATTATAAATCATGTAATGTTCATCATCTAAGTCCATAGGATAAATGATTGGGTGATGTACTTTGCCACCCTGAGGCCTGTAGAGTTTTGCCAAAGGCCCTCTAGTGACGTTTCTGTTGACGACACGATTTTGAAGTTCTCTAAAATCTAAACTGCCTGAAATCCCGTTTGGGCCAGAAGATAAAGAATATGCTCCAGTACCACCAGACGCATCTAGTGTGCCTGATACAGTAACTTGCTGCCCTCTAGTGTTTATTGTTGGTTTCTTAAATATTGACATCTAAATATCCATATGGCTTATAAAGGTAAATTTCGTCCAAAGCATCCTAAAAAATATCGTGGAGATCCTACAAAGATTATGT